AGATTCTGCTCGTTAGTATTAGCTGGCATTGTTATAACAAATGATCTCATCCTTCAACTCCTCGATCTGGATTCTCACCAACTGCTGATCCTTCAAAGTTACTCATAGTCTTTTGCATCATACTCTGTTGATGCTGCATCAGGTGCATCATCAACATCTGATATGCTTGCGGGTTAGTATTCTTCAAGTCCATACCGGAAGCGCCGACCATGAAGTTTCTAAGAGTAGCTATATGAATCTCATCATCATCAACGGCTGGCTCTATCATTACTTGCTGCCCGGAGATCATCTGCTGGATCTCTCTGCTTTGCTTAATCTTCTGATCCTCACCAGGAATAAATAGCTCAGGATCTCCTAGAACATCGGCAATCTTTCTTCGGTTCTCAGGATCAAACATTGCTGTCTGAATGAACTCATTGTTTAGCTGCAAGAGTTCCATGAACAGGTGCTGCTTCTGAGCCATCGTGATTGGGAAATGTTCGGCTCCTTCGTATTCGACTTCTCCGACTTTTCCGCTCATCTCACTTTGTCTGATCCAGACGTTTACATAGTTGCCGTTCTCTTTAGCTACATAATGCTGGTCTGAGATAACTGTCTCAACAAAGAGATGAACGCACTTCTCGATCATGTGTGCCCACCAATCTACGACTAAGCTCCAAGCGATCCCTAGTCTTTGTAAGGCCATTTGACGGCTCATATTGTATTCAGATGCTGTCCTAGTCTTTCCTTGGCTTGGGCCTCCATATATACTAGGGTAAGATCCAACAACAAATTGACCGTCCTGATCATATTGCTTAAATGCAGCCATTGTCTCTCTGGAAAGAGTTGCTCTAGTAGATTCCCAGAAGGCATTTGCAATTGTTTGCCCTGGCTTTGGAGTTGCTGGATATACCATTCCAGGTCTAGCTTCATGGCGAGAATAAGAGTCGAAATCCAGGACTTCTGGGTCTGCGAAAGTGTTAGGAATCCCGTGTTCCACGGTCTCTTGTGTAAGGTTAACCAAGACGTTCCTGATCTCTTGAACACTAATTAAAGGCTGACCAAGTGGGTCACAATGAATGTATTTGCTTAAACCGATCTTTCCAACAGTCCAGTACTTGTCCAAATCCTCGTCTCGTGCTTCAACGTATACGTTGTTCCCAATGTAACACATGTAGCAGCCACGAGGGAACATCTTCTTGAGTTTTTCTCGTTCTGTCTTATGAACATCTGAAATGGCATCGAACATCCAAGGCCGCATCCAGCATCTCTTGAGACTCCTTAAGGTTCTATTTTCATCAACTCTACTGAAACTACTAAATGCCGAAGGAGTTCGAGCTATCCTCTCAGCCTGACTCTTTTCATCTACGTCATGATCTATGTCGTCAGAGACATGAGGATACAAGGACTTAAGATAAGCTAACGGCAAGTCTTTCCTCAAGATTAAGTAGCCGAAGTCTTTCTGTTCCATAGAGTTGTACGGTACTTGCACATGCAGAGGTCCGTACAACTCTATGTTTATCCTTGATTTCGGAGACTCACTGACACCCGAAAGTACAGGAGTCTTAGTTAAGGAAGCTCCACAGATTGGACACTTAGTTGGATCAGTTAAGTCTTGATCTTGAGTAAGAGATCCCTGCTGAGAGATGAACTGGGTGCCGGAGCCTGCGGCTCCTGGACTATTATTTTCCAACGACGGTGGCTCTGGTATTACCTCATCTTGCTCGCTCTCTTTGAACTCCTTGCCTTCAGGCATCGGACCACAGTTGGGACAAGTTAGCCCGTCCTCGAACTTCGGCACTGCTAGGATGCCGTAGGCTTTGTCAGCCTTAGGCGCATGATACGCGAAGACAAGACCCTCGTTCCACATGAGGAACAGAGCCTTGACTAGAAGCATCTTGGCTTTGTTGTGTTTTTGAATAAGATCTGCGATCTTAGCATAGGTTTTGCTAGTCGTAAGATCTTCTTGATCTTCAGCATCATCAGGAGGGAATCGCACTGCCGGAACCTCCGTTGATAACGCAGCAATGATTGACTCTCCGTGAGCCTTATATATGTTAATGACGAAATCGTAAAACGGCCCTTCGGCTTCTTCACGTCCTTCCTCTTGAACGAACCACTTGATCTCTTGTGGGGCTATCCAGTCTTGTCTACTCTCAGACCAGAAGATGAACTGGACTCCGTGCCAGAATTCATCATTCTTCTTCCACATCTTGATCTGTTGCTTACGAACCCAAGAATCCTCCTCTTCGCACTTTTTCATAAGCTCAATGAGGATCTTCTGGAGATCGTCTGGGAGATCTTCGTGATTGTTGATCTCCTCGTGCGACTGTAAGGATTCCGTTGCCATTTACTTTGACTTCTTAAGTTTAGCAGGAGTAGGAGCGCCTACTGGAAAATCGTTAGCTGAACCATCAGAGTAGGCTACCCTAAAGAATAAATTGTTGTTAGCGTCAATCAAAGGCATGACGCTGGTTACTCCTGGAGGAAATACATCTTGTCCGCTGTCGCTTGGTCCTAAAGCGATTGCTGCACTTCCTGTTACCCAGAGATTATTGACATTCTTAATGTCATGACCTGCGGCGTCTACATTTCCCTGCAAGGTCGGCGCTGGAGTCCTGGGATTGCTCAACTGACCAATATCGGTAATGGCATTGACTGTCGTATTGACGATGAATACTGAAGAGTCTTTCATCTCCAAAGACTGGGAGTACATCACGTCATAAGATGCAGCGCCTGGAACATTATCCCAAGTGACTACTACACAATTATTATTGTCTAGTGGATCGACTCCCTTAACCTGAGCCGGACCCATAGGAGTTCCTAGAGCATTAGGAAAGATGGGAGTAACCCAGTAGAACCTATCGAAGTTCCCTGGGTTACCATAGTATTGAGCAGTGAGTCCCATGATTATTTATGCGCGTGCTCTGGCACCGGCTGGCTCTTAGGAAGATCAGCCTTGATATTAGCCTGCTTCTTTTTAGCTTCTTCCTCTTTCTTCTTCTTCTCCTCGTCCTTCTTTTTCTGCTCGTCTACTAGTTGCTGAAGAGTCTGAACCTGTTGAGTCAGAGCGTCTACTTTCTTCTGATCAACTGGCTCTTCTTTCTCAGCCTGGGCTAATTTATCCTGAGCCTCTTTGAGTTGTTTCTCGTAGTGAGCTGCAAGATCAATCTTAGTTCCTGGAGAAGGACGTTGAACCTCCTTGACTGGAGCAGGATACGTAGTCAAGGGCAAGCCTGTGTCAGTGTATCCAGTAGTCGTAGTCGTAGTCACGAGAGTTAACGATCCTGGTGCCGGAACGACCGAGTCTGGAGTACTAAGTAAGTTATAGTGAGTCGCTCCAGGTTCGGCATCCCAGTTAATCATGACTACATTCTGGTAGTCTAGGTCTGCTGGTGTAGTCACTTGTACTGGACCGAGTAAGGGTCCATCACAACATGGGAACCTTACGTCAACCCAATAGAATCTGTCTGTAGTACCGCCGCTGCGTCCTACATATGTTGCGTTCATTGTTTCTTCCTTTTCTGATCGGAACCTAAACCTGTAAGTGGGACTCTAGGATTGGGATTAGTTATTCGTCCTTGAGCAACGTAGTCTCCTCCAACTCCTCCTCGTAATCCTTTGGGTAACTTCGGGGGCGGGACCGGAGGAGTGCTAGTCTTTATGGACTCGAAGGACGGCACTCGCTTCGCACCTCTATTTTTAGGCACAAGAGCCTCCTTTAGTATTCTTTCCCAAGAGGTTCTTTTGTTTGCTCCTCTTGTTTGACTGCTGAGGATGAGGAGAGCCGAGTCCTTTGAGATGGACATCAGGAATCTTAGGTCCCCTGTGAGTCACTTTCTCCATGAGAGGAGCTTTCCGGCCCTTGAGCTTTGCAGAGTCAGCTACTGCTTCGACGCTTTTATGAAGAGCTTTATGCATGTTAGTTCAATGTCCCTAGTTTGTCATAAGGAGAGCTAGTCGGTAAGGGCACGCTAGGTTTGTTAACACTAGCCTGATTCAAAGCACTGGCTAGAGTCTTCTTGACTCCGTTGCCGTTCTTCTTCTTTTTCTTCTCAGGATCTGGTTTAGTGCCGCCGAGTCCTTGAAGTCCACCACCTAGCCTAGCTAAGAATCCACCTAGCATTATCTCTTTACCTCTTCTCGTTCTATCTCGTTCCTAAGCTTCCGAGCATCTTCCATCTCTAGCCGATGTCTCCTAATAGTCCAAGGCTCAGGGGAAGATGCAATGGGTTTTGTAGACTTCAACAAAACACTCGGAAGTGTTTTGTTGAGTAACTCATCGATCTTCCCCTTTACCTCACTAATCTCGGAGGTTTGGTTAGTGAGGAACTCTATTTGTGCCTTGAGAAAGTTTATCTCATCCTGGAGAAGCTTGTAATCAAGATCTAGGTGCCCGCCAAGGAATAAGATTAGTCTTTCTTTCATTGTCATATCTGAGGCTCACCGCACATCTATCTTCGCGTCCATCTTACCTTAAAGTAAATCAGACATTTCCATTGCTGATAGTTCCCGGCCCAGCCTCAGAAACTCTTTCATTTCAATTGTGCTTCGATCTATCGTTTTGCAGTTCATCAGGCATTCTCGAACACGATAGTTCCCATGAAACCTCAAGCTCTTATTTACCTTTAGAGCTTTTCGGCACCTCTTGCCCAGGAAACTGAGTGAACTTAATCTCACCCATGACTGCATCTCCTGCGATGACTTCTATGTCATACGAAGTTGAGATAGTCCTGACTCCTTGTCCTAGATCAGCGTCGGCACTTGCGGAAATCTTTACATCTCCGATTGGGCCTACGCTCTTGATATTGCAAATCAGTGGATTTCCTGAAGCTACCTCCGCTGTGACTATCGAAGAGTCTGAAGACTCCCATTTAGTCGGTCCATCTACTGGGACGCTGTTGCCTCCCTTGTCTGTCCAGGTTACGCTGAGAGTAGCGTAGGTGCCGGACTTCATCTGGGAACTCATGTTTTCTCCTTCAAAGTATACTTCATCGTTGTACTTGACTGCTAGAACAGCTTTATACTCCGGTATGATAGGATGATCAATTGGGATCACCTGTAGGATCTTGAGCGGAGTTACAAAACTAATATTAAGATTGAGATCCATGAGCCTTGCTCGTTATGGCTTCCTTGAGCTTATTAATCGCCGCTGTTGCTCCTACGATCAACTCATAAGGAACACAAGCATTCATGTAGCTGATCTGCCATTGCTTGAGATCAGGAGGGAGCGCCGGTAAAGATTGAACGCAGGCTGGCCCTGGAGGATAATTCCACTGGTTAGGTGAGCCTAGATTATGAAGCCTTATAGGGACATAGCCTTTATTGTCGATGCACCAAGCCTCATATCCTTGCTCCCAGCTCGATCCCTGCTGTCTCACAGCATCATCTCTAAAGACGTACCAAGATACATCGTCCGTTATGCCGAAGGCTGATTCGTAAAGCTCGTCGATTGTTGGATCTCTCATGTTACCTTAATTTTGGTGCCGTTCCTGGCAAAAGTGCTAGCAATAGATAAATCACGACAATCACCGCGACTACGATTATTACGACTCGAATCAAACGGTAAATCGTCGCATCAATAGGAAATTGAGAGAGTGCCCAGAGAACGAGGCCAGCAACGATCAAAACTATGACGACGTAAACTAATAGACTGATCATCTGACTCTCCCTCGATGATACATCTGCACTGGCTTGCTCTGACGAGGCTTCTTAGACTCCAGGACACTCATTGCTCGATGCAAGTATGTCTGGTCCTGAGTCATCTGGAAAGTCTTTAGGACGTTGGCTATTTGATCGTTGTATTTGCCGATCTCTGATAGATCTCTCCTGAACTCATGGACTGCCTTGACTAGATATCTGAGGCAATCATAAGGATCGTCTCCTGGGAACTCTGCTACGTCTTCTTTATTATTGTTATCATAGACGCAGAGAGGAATGGTCTTTATCAGTTGTTTGCAGGTTATGAAGACTTGTAAGCGAGGTAAGTTATCCTCTGGAGCCTCAGGCTTGAACTGTTGACAGTACGCATGATAGGCGTCTGTTCCTAGCTTCCTGAGGACTTCCTGAGCTTCATCTTGATTGAAGCCGCTAGTTGCGTCCTTTTTAGACGGACGGGGTTTCCATCTGAGAAATTCCTGAAGGATGATCTTCGTGGCTATCCTGCTCCCTGACATATTCCCCGAAGGGCGAGCCAAGAGTCCTGAGTATTGCTTGAACTCTCCAAGGACTGTTAGCTCGTTGCCTCGGTCTTGACTAGCCGACTGACAGATTACGATGTCTCTGAAGTCCTCGCCTTTTGAAAGCTTGCCGACGATCGTGCCCCATGTTGAGATCTTCTCTCGGATAGCTGTATGTTCTCTGTAGATAAAGAGTCTGTTTTCTGGCGACACGGCACCCCAAAGGGCTACGGCCATTGCTGAGTAGCCCCAATCAATAGCTAAGAAACGAGGCCACCATGAAGGAATCTCAAAGGGTTCTATGACATGACAAGCATTGGGGGGTTCGTCTGGAAGAGGTTGCTCTCGCCACTCGTCGAAGACCTGACCGCTAAACGTCCACCAGTCTCCGTCGTGCTTCGCACGCCGTTCAGCCTCTGGCAAAATAGATAGTCGTCTAGAGTAGTCTGGATCAATATAAGGATTATCTGAGACTTTGCTAGGTATGAAGATTCTTTTTAAGCCAGAGACTTTATCTAGTAAAATCCTCTGACCAACGGGAAACGGCTCTATGAATCTGTCTCTGACCCAAGAATGTCCTACGTTCCCTGGATTCGTGCCGGACCTGACTATAGCTGGGAGTTCCTTGACTGAGGTTCTACAGCGGCTAGTTAAGTAAAGATACTGAAATTGAGTGAAGCTTGTGAGTTCGTCAAGTCCGATATAATTATACTCTGCTGAGTCGTAATTTCTGACATCCTTCTCGTACTCTGCGTGCCCAAATTGGATGATTGCACCGGACTTGAAAGTCCATTTCTTCTTAGATTGATTGTACTCTCCTCCGCATTGAGGATAGAAATTCTGTGAACGGACAATAAGCTCAGATTCTAGCTCTGGATAAGTCCTTCGGAGGAGAAGGCCCTTGAACCTTGGGTGCTGGTAAAAGCTTCTGGCTATAGGCAACATCAGAAGGACTTCTGACTTGCCGCCTCCAGCCGCTCCACCGTAGAGAGCCTCGAATATTGTATCCGGGAGGGAAAGGAATATCGTTTGTCTTGGGTGCGGTTTCCATACTTGCTCTGTCATGAGATCCTCCTAGTTTTTGATTGGAGGATACTCTGGGTGCGGGACGCGGGGCGTCCTGGGATGCTAGTCTTAAGTCTCTCGATTCCGGCACCGGATTTGAGTTCCAGCTTCCACATAAGTACAGGGGCAAGACTAAAAGTACCTCAGTCTGGACGGTCGGTTGTTCCTCTAGAGATTCTTCTCTATAGCCGCATACACTGTACGGACCATACTTCGGTCCATCTCTTTTTGCTTCTCAGAGAGTTGATCGAATGGAACCATTAGTTCCTCTCCGTCTTCAGCCTTTCGGCTAGTGATTCCTTGCTTTCTCTTTCCGTCCATCCAGGAGTCATGGCAGGCTGAGGCTACAATATCTAGAGGAGGTAGACTGATCACGCTAGATCTATTCATACCTAAATCTCAACGACCTTGAACGAGTTCTCTTCTTTTACCTGAGGCGCGTATACGACTAAGGTTACTGCGCTGTCGCGCTTTTCCTCTTTAGGCATCGTTCTTTCCACGATTTGACTCATGGACGAAGCAATATGTGCCAGATTGGGCGCACTGAGCTTGCTTAGTTTGTCCTCACTGATTAGTCCCATCGCGCACATTAGTTTGTCTAGAGCGGCCTGTCGGACTTCATCCATTGCTTCGCTGGGATCTAGCTTCATTTTTCGTTTGCCGACTTTTTGATTGTGAGCGTAGTTTGCTGATTGCTGATAGTTTATTCCTAGCTTGTCTGCGATCTCTTCATGCTTGTATCCTAGCTTGTGCAAAGACACAGCAGTATCTCGGACCTCGGATGTTGCTCGCTCTTTGCCTAGCCTCGGTCCGGCACCGTTTCTGAAAGGCTCGATGCGAGTTTGAGACTCTTGAGACTCTTTAGAGACATCTTTTCCAAACTGAGTCCTTATTGGATCAAAAGTCTTCAAGCCTTTGAACGAACGGACTACGTTGTTTGGAGACTCAAGCCTCTCGTCTGCTTCGTCATTGTCTAACAGCATATGGAGATCCTAAAGTATAAAGGGATTCCTTAGGAACT